GCCTGATATTTCCATTTTACCGCCGTTGTAGATTTTGTAAGCGCACTCATATCCTCGCGGATGCCGGATGACGCCGGTCCAGTTTTTTGCGACGGTTATCCGGCAAATATTTCCGACGCCCTGCCTGCGCTCCAAGTTGACCGCAAGACGCGCTTTTTCAAGCGTCCCCTCACCGCCTACCGCCCACTCTTTATACGATCTCTTTTGCATAACAATAAGCAATAGGCCATCCACGAGCCTATCAAAGACGCGCTTGATGTCCTCTACTATCGCATAGGCGTCCGCCCCGACTTCCAAAAAATCGATAATATTAAAACCGTTCGGGTCGATAAAGTCCTCAAAGCGCGTCGCCCTCTCAATCCAGGTAATCTTTTTCCATTCGGACAGTCTGGCGTCGGGAAACAACGCAAGCCGGGATTCCAACTCTGCCGCGCCCATTTCAGAATTGAAGTATCTGACCGGCATGCGGTCCCTGTTGGCATAAGCAACGTTGGCCGCAAAGGTCGTCTTCCCGGAATCTTTCTCTCCGGCCACGAGAACTACGTTCCGAGGATAAAGGTTGACGAGCGTGTGAAGAGCAAAAGGCAATTCTATCTTGAGAGCTTTTTCTTTCGGCAATCCTAAAATCATAATATGCGGGTCTCTATCGACGGGGCGAAATACACCATGCTTACGGCCTACCCATGTTATATCTCTTTTAGCCGCCATATCCGTAAGGATATCCAGCGTCTCTTGTCTCTCCGTGATGCTTTTTACCTCGTACCAGGCGTGAAGCGCGCCTATCGACGTTTCCCCGGTAAGCTCTTTTACATATTTCTCCACGAGAGGACGAAGATCGCGAAGGACAAAAGGGGCCATTGGGTCCTTGCCGCTTATTTTCTCTCGCGCCTCTACCCACTTGCGATCTGCACATGAAGCATGGAAGCACTGATAAGACAGCTTTCCAGTTTCCGCTTGGACTATGGCGGCCTCGTTCTCTTTGCCCCGCTCCGTATGATTTTCATCAAATAAACAAAGCTTGAGACAAAACATTGTTGCCGTGCCCTGGGGCTTTATCTTCACCACGGGAACTTTGTATTGCTTAAGATAGCGTCGCACATCGATGCGGTCTTCCGACTCTCTGCCAAAATCAACAACGCGCTCCGGCTCTTTCGGTAATTCCCATTCTTTAAAATCATCGATGGAATAAGTATTTTCCCGCTCAAACGAAAGTACTTCCACTGCGCGGGGCGGGTCATATTTCCAATTAGTCGTACTTGGGACTCGAAGTATGCGCGCTGCTTCCGCCGCCTTGAGGTCCGCCCTGAGCCGTATTGCGAGCCCCTTGAGAATCCTTTCCACGCGGTCAATATCGCCAATGGGCTCGTCAAGAATCCAGTACAGGTGGTACCCGCCGCCTGAGCCAATTTGAAATGTCGGCTGAAGATCGAATGTCGCCACAAGCCCATCGGCTTCGAGCTGCCCTTCCGCAAGGTCTTTAAAGTCAATGTCGGCCCACAAACAGTGCGCCCGCTTCACGGTTTCTTTCGTCCCGAGCTTATCGTCACGCCCCAAAACGCCAAAGTACACGTTCTCTTTCTCAGCGAGGGCTGTTTCAACTATCCGGGTTATTTCCGTGTGGTCCTTGCTCCAAAACTGTTTTCTGCTTGGCAACAAACGAATTTCCATGTAGTTGGTGAGCATGGACAGCCACGTATTAAGCCATATCAAAAAGTCGCTGTTCATCTACTCTCTCCCTCTTTGCTTTTGAAGTCGATATCTATTACCACCTTCTAAAACCTTAACAAAATTTCCAGGACAGATAAGCCATCCTATATCCGCCTTCCACCCATCCCTTCCTTGTCCCAGCAGGAATGGACAGTCACTTTTTACCCACGTAAAAAACGTTGTCCAAAAGTCTAAATCCTGATGTTCCTCTGACTCCTTCCAGCGAGTCGCTAAATGCTTTTTTCTTACTCCATTCCAGTAGACGCCGTAAGGTTCTCTCACTCTGGCCATCATGGGGAGTATCTCGTGATACAGTTCTATAATTTTTTCATGAGGACAAGGTGGTATTTTTACGTCGGCTGACTCCTCAGCAGACAAAGAATCTTTTACTAAAGATTCTTCTTTAAAAGAAGAAGAAGAAGAAGGGGTTGGCTTTTGCTTGTCATTTTGGTTAACCAAGTTTTCGGCGTCTTTACCATGTTTTAGTACAGGATTGCCGCCCTTAATTCCTGATTCTTTCCTTATTTTCCTTATGTATTCGTCTCTTACTATTCTCCGAGAAGTGATTGTTACGTTATCTTTTTGGTTAACCAAATCGCAGATATTGTGCAACAAAAAGAAAGCAAAAATGCGTCGAGTTTGTCGCAAATCTGCACGCAAAATGCCTGACCATTGCTTCAAAGTTTTTGTTGCCGTTCCTCCAGACCAGTACAACCGACAGCATATACGTATCCATGCTCCCTCAATTTCAAGAGGATAATCGTCCATGTCGCGCTGCCAATCAGAAGGGTAAAATTGAAAAGCAGGAGCTTTAGACATATTGAGTGGCGGACCTCCCGGTCACGTAATCGTTGCGAGGCGATAACGTAGTCGTTGAGGGTAGACCGAAAAGCCCGCCTACATTTTTATTTTTATAGGGAACTAAAAAAGGGACAACTAACATTATCAGCCTCGCAATATAATCATACTACACATTTAGATGCAGTACAAGAGGATTTCCGCCGCGCCTCAATGAATTCCTCCACTGCTCGTTTGCTCATCCGGTGATGCCGGGCGATCTCGTCGGGCTTCCAACCCTGCCTATACAGCGTCAAAATCTTTTTCTTGATCTCCACCCCGAAGGCATATGTTTTTTTTCGCTCGTTATCTTTCTTTTTCCCGCAAAGCCCACAATACTTTGTCTGATATCCGGTAAGTTCCGCGCCGCACATCACACAGATTCTCGAATTCGCGTCCCTTTCCGTATTCTCACCTGCCGGGAAGAGTTCGGCAAGGTTGGAGGGCGGATCTGGGGCAAGGGGGAAATAAATACGTTTTCCACAGCGCCAGCATAAAAAGTCGCCGCTTCTTACCGGTGTTTCAAATTCACAGACCGGACATGAATGCTTCTTCGGCGGCGGGGCGGTGAAGTCCTGGTCGTCATATAGGCGAGGGCGGCTCATCGGTTGACCTCCTTCCTCTCCAAGAACTCCTTGTCCTTCGACTCGGCGCATGCCTTATTGCGGCAACGAAAGTAGACATATTGGCTGTCTTCCATCCCCGGCTGCATAGGCTGATTGCAATAAGGGCAAGCTTTTTCTTTTGCCATTTATTCCCCCCCCCTCCAACACTCACACTGCCCGTCGCCCCACACCATCCTGCGCGCGCAATGACGGGTATGTCCCCAAGCTTCGAGGTGATTTTGACCACCACGGGGCGCTTTAATGGTTGCTTCGTATTCTTTTGCGATAAGGATATGAAGTTGATCGGTCGTATCAAGCCATGCCGATGATAAGATATTATTTGCCGATCCATCGAAATCGAGGGTAAGGGACGTAGGATTAATGTTGGCATTATAAGTCTCAACATAGCGCATAAAGTATTGATCGCGTTTTACAAAAGCAACGTACTGATGCTCAACTGAATCCTCAATCGTGAATCGTGTCGTTGAAAGGCAAGAATTGAAATAGGCAAGAAATGAGGTTGTTGTTTTTTCTTTAAACGGACATTCGTCAATATAGCGCAATCCAACTCTATTCAATGTTGGCAGTTTAGTTAAATCAAGGAAAGGTTTCAAGACGTGGGCAATAATATCACGAAATCGGTTATCTGCCGTTTGGTTATTGTACGTTTTGTGCGACGTTGAAGTGATAGTAAGATAATTGCTAGATACATCCAGCTGATAACCAAGGGCTTGATTTTTAAACTGCCAAAGCTTGACCCCTTGTTCTTGGGGAAGTTTTTGTTGGAGGTCTTCTATTTTCTCTGCGCCAGGGGCAAATACGAGTTGACGCTGAAACAGAAGCGACGATTCTGGAAACTTATCCATGATTTTCAGTTGAAGATCACCAATCTTACTTTCAATAAAAAAAAGATTAGGAAACTGAATTTGGAAAAAGACTTGCTTAACGGTTGAATTTGGAAAAACTTCGGTTATTGGCATGTGTTCTCCTGTACTTCAATTCTTAACGAAATAAACAATCGAAGCCCTAACCGCCTTGTGAGACGTTAAGGCCATGGCTATTCGTCGCACACGATCTTTCCGCCGTCGAACGAGAGAGCCTTATTGATAAGACATACATCACAATTAAACCTCCTGCCTTTCTCGTTCTCGCAATCTACGCAGGTCTGCCGCAGCGCATCTACGCACTCTTTCAACTTCTCCCCCCAGGCGGAGAGAGGTAAGGGAGTGCGGATGACATCAAATCTACAATCTGCCGCTCCCTGGCAAACATCATCCCAGCATGTGAGACATTTACTTTTCTCCACCCATATGACGGCAGGGCGAAGGGCGAAGAGCTCGTCGAGCGCCACATACTCGCACCCGGGATGCTTAGTGGACGCATAAATAAAATCCCTTAAAATTTTTGCCGCTTTCTCTCTCAGATCGTTTTTCATGGCTTATCCCTTCCTTTTTTTCAAACTCCCTCACCGCCTTCTCCGCCTCCTCCTCCGTCACACCCTCAAAGAGAAGGGCCAAGAAAACCAAGCGGGCGTGGCGGCGCTGTTCGGCGGTCATAATTCCCCCATGTTCGTTTTGAAATGCCACTCTAAAACCTTTACGACTTGCTTGGCTACCGCTTCCACAACCGGGGGCACCACTGCATTGCCGAACTGACGATACGCCTGCGTGTCGGACACCACAATCGGCAACCTGTCAGGAAAACCCATCAGACGCGCAGCTTCCCGCGGCGTCAGTCTCCGAGGGTTCTTGTTGCCTTGAGGAATGAGAATTTCCGATCCGTCCTTGAAATATCTAGCCGAAAGAGTGCGGCTTACCCCGTCCAGATCAACCATTCCGTAGCCGAAGCCGTTTCCCTTCTCCTTATGGCGCTGTGCGTACTCCTTTAGATAGCCCCACAAATGATCGCTCAGCGTGTATCTTTCATCGGGGTACGATTCCAGAATATCTCTGAACTTCGAGCAACGCTTTTCAGGCTCCTTCGGGAAATTGAAAGGCGGATCACACCCGAAAAGAAAGCTGTCAAAACCAACAATGATTACCCGTTCCCTATGCTGTGGTACCCATGCCGCCGCATCGATCACTTTAGTGAAAATCCGATACTTCATTTCCTCCAACGTGGTGCGGATCACTTCCCAAGTCCGCCCCTGGTCATGAGACTGTAGATTCTTCACATTTTCAAGCATGATGACCGCTGGCCGTTTGATCCGGATAATGGCGGCAAGCGTGAAGAACAGATTTCCCTGCGTGACGTCTTTGAATCCATGGGGAAGTCCCAACGCATTCTTTTTCGAGACCCCCGCGATTGAGAACGGCTGGCATGGAAACCCTGCCGCAAGCACGTCGTGGTCCGGAATCTCCGAAGGTTCGATCTTGGTGATATCTCCCTTTGGGACCTCATTGAACCAAGCATTGTACGTCTTCTGAGAATAGCGGTCCCATTCAGAAGAAAACAGACAGCGTCCGCCAACCGCCTCCAACCCGAGCCTGAGTCCCCCGATACCTGCGAACAGGTCTACAAAGCTGAACGGTAAAGAACGTCCGGCCCCCTGTTGTGCTCTATCCGGTTGTGCCGGAGCGCCCTCAAAAAGTGGAAGCCTTTCGTCCACGTCGCATGCCTTCGTGAGCAGCGAGAGAAGAAATTCCTGCCGTGAAACCTTCAGACGGTCGCATTCTTCGCTGATCCATGAGCGTAACTTTCCCGAGATATCGCGTATAAGCATCGAAGTCATTAAAACCCTTCCATTTCGCCGGGGGGACATTTTGCTATCACACGATATCAGTATTTCCCAGTGGCTGTCAAGAAAAAGAATCGCGTTGAGATATGTGTCTATTACCAAGCCCACAAGGCGACCGCCCCCCCGCTACCCGCCCGCGTTCGCGCGCCCTACGGGTGCGTGCCCACGGGACGGGGATTGGAAGATCAGATATCTCGCGGATAATTGCACCCGCGATCCGCTCAGGTGTAGTAAGGTCGGCGAGATCAATTCTACTTATCGTGATCACGTTTCTCCTTTGCAGCTCGTTCGCTTAGGGTTTTCATAATGTTGCTAATTGTCTCGCGATCCTGCTCCGAGAGGTTTTTAAGTTGACGGAACATTGCAATGACTTCAGGTTTTTGATCCGCCGCTTCGGGGTCCTCGCCGACCAGGTATCCGACCGATACATGAAAGTGGTCCGCAAGTTTGGTTAGTGAATCGGCACCAGGGTTTTTGTTTTTGCCAGTCTCCAGTTCCCATATGTGGGCCTTTGAGGAACCGATCGCGTTAGCCACCTTCTGTAAGGATTCCCCTGCCCGCATCCTTAGTTCTTTTAGCCTTGCGCCCAGGGCTATGATTTTCCCGCTCCAGTTTTCCACACCAGTACCTCCGGCCCCAAAGGCGGAGCATTCGGCACGTGCTGTACCTCTATCCCGTGAGCCGCCAGTTCTTTCGCCTCTCCGATGGTCAATTCGTCAATTTTCATCCTTCTTCCTCCTTTTTGCTTCAACGCCCTCCTTTCAGGACGGAATAGGCGAGATAGCCCTACAAATATTCAACTTCCGTAACATACGCTGCATTGATGCGGGCCATTATCTTGTCGCCAGCGTGGATTTCAAACCATGGCACTTCGGAAAACTGCTCCGACTCAAGAGCAACCGTGATCTCGGTGACGCCTTGGATCCCTACGATATAATCAGCGCGACAATCCTCTTGGCAGTAAATGCTCTTTATGGGCCGATCATTTTTGTCAAGCAACATACTGTCCTCCTTTTATGCGGCGTAGGTCGGTACGCCGGTTATAGATCGCTCGTCCGGTTTACAGCGGCATGTCGTCGTCTTCAAACGTTTCGTGTTCGACAGGAAAATCGTCGTCTGCCGGCGGATGTTCATCCGGCGCGGTCGCATCAACTTCAAGTTTCTTGCCATTGGGATAAATGCTGTCGAGATTTTGGAAGTCCCCGTTGTCCTCCCAAATCGTTTTTACCTTCATACCGAGAAGGGCGTCGAGGTCGAAATGCATATCGGGCTTGGCGTTGTTCACTAACTTGGCGACGTATTTTTTGTACAAATTGCTTTTCTCCCCAAGCGAAAACGACATCCAGCGCGACCGATGCGGATATTCATACCCGTCAAGGGTAAAGACAAGTCTGACGGCCTCAGATATCCGGTCCTCTTTCCCCTCGAACCCTTTGAATTTGTGGGTATCGTCGTACTCGATTTTGCTGATAGTGCCCGTGATGAAGTCGCCGCACGCGACTTTTTCAAAGTCGGTTACTTTTCTTACCGGCGGATAATGACTCATTTCTTACCTCCTTTAAGGTCTATTAATTGTCTTTCTAACTCAAGAATCCGTATTTTATATGGTTCGGTTATTGATTTTGGAGAATGGCTTTTTCGCGGCATTGCAACTAAATTTTCAATCCTCCTTTCTTTCATTGTCTCGCTTCTGCTTCTTTTCCTTGTCCCAATAATAGGATTTGCAGGCGGGGCATCTTCTGATTTCTTCGCTTCGGGGGAACCATTCATGTTGACACCTCTTGCACATTACTTTTTTTAGAGTTACTTTCATCCCTTAGTGTACCCCTTATAAGTAAGATTGTCAAGTTTTAATTCAAGGGGCATGTCTTTTTGCAGAGGTGTTTTTTCAGAAACTTCAGATTTCCAAATAGTATATGCGGCTTCAAAAAGCACTTCATCGGGATTAATTTCGGTCATTTTAAACTTTTTGATTTTGTTCCGGCGATAACCTAATTGAACTATTGCCAATTTCGCATCAATTCCTAAAGCCATCCGGTACGCTGTTACTTGGATTTTGTGGGGCGGCCAGATATCAGAACTGGTCTTAAAATCAACTATAAAGTCTTGTCCCTTAATTTCGCATAAAAGGTCAAGTGTTCCCGCAAACCTGTCATCGGGTGAAAAGACAGTATGCTCGGTAAAGATGGCCTTTGGCTTATACTCGTTGTACCAGTCCACTGCGGACATGACGCAGACATACTCCTCTGTGGTAAGTTCCCGGTCACCGACAATCGTGTTGTAGGCGATTGTACCGCCGCGGAGAAGGACATTCACCGCATTGTGGACATAGGTCCCGCGTTCACCGCCAGCCTCTTTGAGGGCCTGGGCTTCATCCCAGCCGTGATTTGCCAACCACTTGTAAAACGGCGTTGACTTCGGTAAAAAATCGCAAATCCAGGTGATGCTCGGAATCCATATTTCTTTACCGTCAACGTGTTTGGAATAAAACCTCTCATCTTCGGTAGTGATCTGGACGATCCCCTTCTCGGCATCAACTATTCTTCGCTCGTATTGCACAATTCCTCCTTGTCATCCCCCTCTTCATAATCAGCTATCTCAACGCACTCGCACGGTCCGTCATCTGGGCAGAAACGCCGACCGCAGAAAGAGCAGGTTGTCGTGAAACTGAAATCGCTCATTCTACGCTTGCCTCCCCGAGCACCGCCCCGACGATCTCCGGTTTTTCTTTGTAGGCGTCACGGAAAAACTTGATGGCTGTTTCTTCGTCCCCGGCAAGACCCCGATATTTGTTGAGTATTTGCGTCGCCTGTTCGATTGCGTTCATCCACTGGCAGGCTTCTCGGTAGCAAACACGGACATCAGAGCGAACGCCGTCAGTTGCTTTGATGAAGTCGTTATATTTCTTCTTGTCCTCGTCGTATTCTTTCTGTTTCCGCTCGTTCTCCTTTAATTCTGTGCCTATGGCCCGAACATCGGCCTCGGCATAAAAGGCTACCTCGGTAATCTGTTCTTTGTATGACGCGCAAGGCTTCAGCCACATAAAATTGTACCCGATGGAACTGTCGTAATCTTGGTCAAACGTTTGGATTTCCAGGATCGTCTTGGCATCCTCTATGCTCTTTACGTACAAATCTTTAACCTTGTAGACGATGGTTGTGGGCTTGATATCTGGCTTCGTTGTGTTGAGCGGAGCAGGCGGCGGCACTGTAGCGACGCCTTCAATCATCAATTCGACTTCAATAAGGCGCTGAATGTCCTCGTCGGTCCACTGTGCAACCTCTTCTTTCGTATACTCGTCAAACCTTTTCATTGATATTCTCCTTGTTTTTATTTACGATATCCTCCAAGGGCGTCTTCCGCTTCTTGTGCCAGCCCGAAGCCACGCGCACCAATTTGTATCCCCCCGGCAGGATCTTACGGGCCAGCCATAGCCGGAATCGCTTCATGGTTTCTCCACGAGGGCGAGGGCGACTTTAGCTTTGTCTATGATGCTCTTGTGTTCAGGGTCAAAAGTGCCGCCGGCCTCATACACCGCTTGATAGTAAGCGGCCCAGGCAACTGCCAAGGATAGAATTTCTCCCAGCGCCTCATACAGCGCGTCTCTCTGTTTCGTCATCTCGACAAGCCGCACCTCCGGCCTGTTGGCCCACTTCTTATCCCATGCAGCCTGGGACTTATCGCGGCGCGCCTCAACCGTTACGGGGTGGTGCATCTTGCAATAACCGTCTTCGGGATGCTCCGTCCAAACAGGAAAGGAACACTGACACATTTTGAAAGCTCCCCACTGTCCCACGCCCTTCACCGTTTGTTTACATTTCTCGCTCACTTCTTCACCTCCACTTTCGGCAGGATCGAGGGGTCAAGAGGGGTGAAGGACACAACTTTCCTGGGCGGCCTATTCTGCGAGATCGCCAGCAGGTCCTCAGCAATCTGGGTCCAGTTGTCTCTGCAACTCGCTTCTTTCCCCTTCTCGAAGAAGAACAGAGCGATCTTCCAGGGGAACCGCGTCTTGTCCCAAAAGGGCGTGATCTTGTGGGCATACGTGGTCACGGCCTCCTCGAAGTCCTTGGGGTAATCTTCCGTTTCGTAGTCTCGGCTCATCGTCCACCTCTCTTCTCCCTCAACCATAGCCCGCCTGCAACCGATAGGCAGATGATGCACTCGACGATTATAGCGATCATGGCGTCGCCTTCTTCGCCTTTTGCCGGTCCCGCGCCTTTATCAGCTTGTCCACCGCCTCGCGGATAAGAGACGACATCGTCGTGTTTTCTTCCCTACTTATTTCCCTGAGCCTTTCTTTCGTTTCATAAAGCAAATCTACTATTGTTGTCTGCATTTTCCCTCCTTGTTATATAGCAATCTATAACCGCTAAACGTAATAATAGCAGGGCTTAGAGATAAAGTCAAGAATTATTTTTAGGGGAGATGAAGATTTTTCTGAGAGGTTCAAATGCAGGAGCCGCCCCGAAAGACGGCCCCGTAACTTTGCCTATACATGATAGGTAAGCTGGTTACCAATTCAGCATGTATGCTCACGAGCTATATAGCCGACAACATGTCCACTGCGGAGATCATTTTTTTTCTGCTCCTTCTGTCTCTTTGCCTTGGGCGTAGCCCTACACCCGTAAAGAACCTACTACTCTCTGACTACCCTTACAGAAATTATCAGCCCTACCGTGCGCTCTGCCGCGTCTTTGATCCCGGTTGTCCCTGCCGACTGCGAGTACAGGCCGTTAAGGATCGTTTTAAAGAAAGGTGGCTGTTTGTTCCGTTGACCCGGTCAGTCGGGCCGTTCGGCGGTCGGGTGAGACCCGCCTGCAAGGTTTCGGTGAAACTATGTTGCACTGCCGATGAAGACATAGGATTATTGAATATCACAAGGGGATAGAAGAAGTCAAGAATAAAGTGATAATCAGCGAAAGTTGAAAAATAGGCTTGTGTGTTGAGAGGATGTACGTGTATGGGACCCAGGGGAGGGAGCCCGACGCTCCCCCCCTCCCCCCTACCAGCCATGCCGGAATTTTCCGACGACAACCAAGCACCCCCCTACTATCTTCTTTTGGGGGTCTATCTGGGGGTATGTATGATTATGAAGAATCGTAAAGGTTAATGATAACGGGGGCTTACGTCGTCTATTAGAAGGATGACACAGCCTTACCGCTCATCATAATCGATGATCTCTCCCTCAACAGGGGGGGTGAATGAACCTGAGAGGCGATCAAGGATTGATTGAGCGGCTGCATCCGAGAAGTTGTTGACTTGGGTATTGAAGATCTGCTGGACAAAAATTGACGGTGCGGGCGAAGCGAGAATACCCACACTCTCAAGCACCTTTATCGACGCCCGATACCCATGCTCCCTGAGTTGAAAATCCGTCTGAATATGAGGTTTACCCTTACCATCGATCACAATCTCCGCCTTATCCCGATAGTGCTCTATTGCATGAGCTATATTGCCGGCCGACTTAGACAACCATTGCTCGGTAAGTTGCGCCTGGACAGCTTCAATGGCGGCCCTTACCTCGGGGTTGCGAAGACGGCGCTGCACGGTTGCCGGAGATACACCTACATGGGGCGCAATCTCCCTGGTAGACTCCCCCGCTGCCGTCCTCTCTATGATCTGCGCCTCAACCTGCGTCATCCCTTCGTTTACGCCTTTTCCGCATCTTTGTCAAGTAGTTTCGATCTTTCGCAACTATGCCAAAAAATCTTTTGTGGAGATGAAAATAACTCTTGACACGATGATAAGCATGGGTTATATTATAGGTATGATAAGGATAGATCAAACACAAAATCAAACGGAGGAGGATGAAATGAACCAGAATCACGGCACTGACAACAATCCCAACCACGACGTAACAGAGACCACGGTCACGCTGCCCAATGGCAAGACCCAAGTTTTTAAGACAGCGGCAAACGGCAACGTGTATCCCGCAGGATCCTCGCAATTTTGGACGACCAGCCAGTTCACGGCGGCCCTTGACAAAATGAGAGCAGCAGGAGCTACAGTCACGGAGGCGACATTATGATGACGACAATCAAGACCGCCAAAAGGACAAATGGATGGACGGCGCTCGTACATTTCCCCTGGGGGGCGCTGGTGAGAGTAATGGGATACGCGACCAAAGCCGACGCCGTGGCGGCGGCGCAACGGCAGATCGACCGCAAGCGCGCCTATACGCTCGATAGGGATATGTAACATGACCGACACCACGATCATCCAAATTCGTAAAGTGCCCGCATCTGTCCACCGCGCCCTCAAGCATGCGGCGACCGACCAGGGCAAAAGCTTAAACCGATACGTCGTGGACCTGCTGACCCAGGCCATGAGCAATAAAGCGGGGTAAAAAGGAGGGCCAATGACCGACGACCTTATCATCGCAGTTACGCCTATGGGAACTATCATCGGAAAACAGAAAGAGGGGAAGAACGGGTTTTATTTGAAAGACCCCCGCATTGTCTTCCCGGTCCAGAATCCCGAAACAGGGCAAACGGCTCTTGGGCTTCAACGGCTCCCCGGCAACCCCTCCTTGCTTTTTATCCCGAGTTCCAACGCTTATTACGCGCCGGACGACGCGGCATTGGCTGACGCCTATCTGCGATCCACTACGGGCCTCGTGCTGGCATCGAGCGGGAGCAACTGACGTGATTCCCCGCATCGTCCCGCTTCTTGTCCCTATCCTCCAATCCGGCGATACGGTTTGCCTCAAGTCTCCCCGGAATGGCGGGCCTATGGTCGTGATCGACCACCGGCTTTCAGATGATCGGGTGATGTGCGAGTGGAACGAGGGGCTTGATTCCGCAGGTTTCGATATTGCATCGTTGCGATTTATCGAAACTACTTGACAACCTCATCGTTAATGTGAAAGAATGTATTCTACATGACGAGATCAGACCGACAGCGAGAGATCGATCATGCCCTTCCCGGCAGCGTAGTCCTTTCATGCGGCTCTTGCCGTACTGTTTACATTGTCCCCAAAGAAGATAAAGAGGCGTTCGGTCATTGCTTTTTGTGCAAGCGTCCTACCGTCCTCATAGGTGAGAATTGAACGACGACAAGAAACAGAAGCTTTTAAAGGTCCTCCAGGACGCGGAGAAAGAGAAGCAGACGGGGAGCATTACCGTTCATCTCTCGCAGGGCGGCATTACGCAGATCGAGCGTCGGGAGATTGTCAAGTGAGCAAGAAAGATCGCTCCGAATCAGAAGCCGAAAAGCGGCGGAAGAAAAAGAAGAAGGGGAAAAAGCTAAAGGGGTGACAACATGAAGAAGAAAATGATTGTCGAAGACAAACACGCGAAGCCGGGAAAGAAGAAGGGAAAAGAGAAAAAGAAGACCGCCCCCCTGCCTCCTTCCGGCAAAAGAGGGAGAGCGTAACCCATGCAGCCGACTCTGGTCTTTCAATCTGCCGGCGAAGGGGAAATCAACGTCCAGTATAGCGACACCCTTCAAAACAGCGCCATGACGCTTGACGGAAACCTTTTAGAGCCGCCTACCGGAAACTTCATGAACTTCACCGGGGGCGCAACCGGACTTGCGGCCAATACCCGAGCGATAGCCATGGGCAGCGGGGCGGTAATTGCCATTGTCGCCGTCGTCGTCACGGCCGGCACTCTTGGCGACAGCACGGCCCGGGGCGTCATCTTCTTCAACAAGGTTTCTGGGACCATCGCATCGGGCGATACCTTCACCTATTTCACTATGCAGGGTCTTCCTCAGACATGCCCAATGAACCCGGCAAAGTCTGTGTCCGTGTCGTGTGAGACAAATGCTATGAGGTTTACCGTGTCCGGCGTGGCTCCGACAAACAGCGCGGGAACCCCGGCCAACTTCGGACAGGCGCTTCCGGCAAACGCGAACATGACAATAGCCGGGTGGTCTTCCGTCAAGATGTTTTCGTGGATAGCCGCCGTGTCGGGAAGTTCGCCTCTACTGAACGTGGGAATAAATTTTTGATCGACTTCAAGTCCGTTCTCTCAGAATTAAAATTCTCCAACGACGCCGAAAAGGCCGCTGCGGAGAAATTTCTACAGGAGAACATCACCTGGCTTCCTTGGGATGAGGAGATCAACCCAAACCCAGCGTGCTTTCGATATAGCTCCATCCTCTTCAACTGGCTTATCACCGCTTCTTACCGCACCGTTCTTCTTGCGACTGGAAATCAATGCTTGAGTTACAATACTGAAATAGAAACAACCGGAGGATCCCAAAAAATAGGGATGCTATACGATCAAGGAAAGTCAATATCTCTCTATGCATGGAATGGAGAGGCTAAAATAAAAACATGGTCCTCTGCACCCGTGAAGAAAGGCCCATATCCGTGTTATAGGATTACTTTTTCAGATGGTCGTTGGATTGAAGGCGCGACCAATCACAAGGTTTTTTTCCACGACGGCGATTGGCTATCCCTTCATTCGATTTACGTCTCCTCTCTTTGCCTTCGGGCGTCCAATTTGGAACCCTACCCTTCAATTCTTCTTTCAGGTGAGCTGCATTGGTCTGAAAAACAATTAGATTGTCTTCGGAGTTATTCTCTTTATCCCCGTCGATGTGATGTACAACCTCGAATGGAAGTAGATGTCTCCCAAGCTTCTTTTCCATCACAAGCCGGTGTTCAGCAACGTAGTGGGTTCCTTTTTTCGGATATGGGTGGTCTTCAACCCATACATGCCAGTATCCCTTCATTTTTGTTCTCCCCCCTTTCCAGTCGGGATGCCCTGGGCCACTTCGAGGCCCCGTTCTCTGCGTTTTTATGCCACGAATCTTACAGAGGTGGTAGACTGTTGTCTCGTGAATTCCAAGAGACTGTCCGACTTGCTTTTGGGTCATCTTATCAACCTCAATCAATTGGCGAATCTCGTTTACCACATGATCAGGCGTCTTATTGTGAGCGATTTTCGTCATTCGTGCCCTCCATATCTAATAGTTGTAATCAGATTGTATCATGCGTACCGGTTTCAAGTCAATATGTCTACGATCTAACCGTACCGTTGTTTCATAATTATTATGCGGGTGGTTTGATTAATCATAACACGGGAAAAAACGATTGCGTGGCAATGGATTGGTGGTGGAGATTCATGGGCCGCCATCCCGTGGCCTGGAAAAATATTCATCCCGAAGATCGAATTAGGACGTATCGGATATGCGGCGAAGTCCTCCCGACAGACAAGTCCGACGCAGAAAAAAAGTGCTCCACCTACCCCGCGATCATGCGGCGTTTCCCCCGACAGTATCTCAAGAAGGACGTGACGATCAGGAACCCCGTGCAGACATGGCGAGATCCGCAGGGCGGCCCAGACATCTACATCGAGTATGTTTCTTACGGCCAGAGCACGCAGGCTCAAGCGGGCGTCCAGAGGAAAGCGATATGGATTGACGAGGGCCCCTCTGTCGAGTTCTACGAGGAACAGCGCCCCCGACTGGCTGCGGCGGAACAGGAGCGCGGCGGCGACCTTATTCTGACCTATACGCCGACAGAGACGCAAGCGGGCTGGATATTCGACAACATCTATGACCGGGCGCAAGTTATTATGCGCTCTCATTCGGTGCTTCGGCGCATCTATGCAAGATCGGGAAAGAAAGAACGATACCCTACCGTCCAAAAAACGGACGTGGAAAGCGATATCGCCGTCATCATGGCTTCGACTTATGACAACCCGACCTTCAGCAAGTCAACGGTTGACAAGATCAAGAACGATTATGCCGACGAGGACGTGCAGGACGCCCGCATATGGGGGCTTTTCCGGCAGATCAGCGGTAAAGTCATGAAGAACTTTACTTCTCAAGTCCATGTCGTCAGCCTTGGTGACTTTTTCCCTGATGGCCTGCCTCATTCCTATAAATTTTTCCGGGGCGTCGATTACCACTCGAAAAACCCCTGGGCCTGCGTGTGGCTTGCATTGTCGCCCTTCAACGAGCTATTCGTGTGGGCGGAATTAAAGCCCGACCCCGACAAGATGGTCACCCACGACATTGCCCGCGCCATAGCGGAGACGAGCGGGGATTATCATTACGTCTTGAGCAAGATCGACCCTTATGCGAACGAAAAGCAGGGCAATACAGGTCTTTCGACCATAGACGATCTCAACCGGGCTTTTGCGCAATTGAAGCGCGACGGCATCGGCTCGGGCGGCTACTGGACCCCTTGGGACACAAAATCATCGAAGGGGCTTGAGGACTTTCGCGGGAGGCTTTCAAATTCCATGCGCGTCGGCCGGCCGTTCAACAATGAGATCGTGGAGAATAACCAGAAGGTTCTGCTGCCCACGATATGGTTCTCAAATGCCTGCCCTGTCGTCATTGAGTCGATGAAAAAATGGAAATGGGCCGAATGGGGCGACAGGGATAAGCTCGTCTCGAACGACCCCAAGGGCAACAAGCTCGGAGAACGGGAACAGCGGTACAGCCATTTTCCGATCACCATTGAATGTCTTTTAAAGTGCCCCGAACTGGCGATGGCGAGATTTAGGAACGAGGCCGACAAACCCGCGCTCAGACAAGGGAAGAGGTATTTCAACGCAGGGGCGAGGAGATAGTATGCCGCTCTATGAGATGACCTGCTACGAATGTGAGAAAGTGTACGAGGTGCAGCGGCCCCTGTCGAAGTTTGATGAAGAGGTGAAGTGTCCTCATTGTGGAAAGCCCTTGTCCCTTCACGTTTGCCCTGTGAGGTTTAAGATTGGCCGATAAACAGACCAAAAATTCATTCCTTGCCGACCTGGTCTATCAGAATTATCTCAATTCAAAGTCTAACCGCGACGTGGACATGGCTGAGTTCGAGGCGAACATCGACCTGTTCGACGGCAAGAGAACCGAGAAAGATTATGAGTGGATGAGCGACATTTCTACTCACGACTATGCGGCCATTTTCATCACTGAGGCGTCATTGTGGGCGAATCAGTATTTTCAATCTCGCGACTTCGTCGACCCTATTCTCGAAGGCGACAAGCCGGAAGACGCGGTTAAGTGCCGGGCGGCCAAGAAGTGCATCAATAAGAGCCTTAATGACCGGGGCATCTACCACTTTCAGAAGTATATGAAGGCCAGGACCCTTAACGCTCTCGCCGGCAGCGTTCATGCTATCTGCTATTGGGAAAAAGACGTAGAGATGAAAGACCGGGGAGAAAAGGAAATACCCGCCGTTGTCTGGATTGACGAGATGGGCAAAGAATCGGCAAACCCCACGAACGTCCGCGCCATACGCCCCAAGAAACAAAGCATCACCGAGAAGATCATTCGCAAGGATCGGTTCAACTATGATGTGATCGACAATCGGAACGTCTTCTACTCAAACAACTATTGCTATTCCATCCAGGAGAAAGATTACCTCATTTTTCGCTCGGAAGAGACATACGAGACGCTGAAAGGGACGGAGAAGCAGAACGGGTATTTTGACTTAGACAAGATCAAGGAAATGGCTTACGGCCAGAGCCCCTCGGTCCACGAAACCGATACATCCCGAGAGACCTACAACCGGGAGGACCAGCAGAACAAAGATCCCCGGCCTATTGTCAAATACTTCGACAAGCTCCTCTTTATGGGCAAGATATGGGCGGTCATTAAGACGAGGGACGCAAGCGGCTATCCCGAGAAGATAGAAAACGGCTTCGACGAAGTAGGCAATCTCAAGGAAAACGCGGAACTTATAGAGGGCATTATAGAAGAGGCTTTAATGGGCTCCACAAGAATCATCATCCGCTTTCAACCTCAGTTTTGCCGGACATCGAAAGGCGTGCCTTACCGCCCCGTGCTTCGCGGTCTCTGCTACATTCACCCGACCAGGGACGTGGGCGTGGGCGACGGCAAGTACAGCCGAGACTTGCAGGTGTCCATTGACGACACAATTAACATGAGCAATGACCGGGTTCATATGGCGACATTCCCCACTCTTGCCGTGAAGCGGTACGTGGCGGAAGACAATGACTCCGTCTATTTCGAGCCCGAACACATGATGCTTCTTGATGACCCTGAACACGACATAAGAGAATTCAGGATCACTGATAACGTGCAGGGCGCGATGGCACAGGCGGCGTTTCTCACTGGCAAGCTCCAACAGCTTCCTGCCGTGTGGCCGACGACGATGGGTAACCAGCCCGGGCGGAAAGAGACGGCGACGGCAGTCTCCACGACGGAGAACCGGACGAACCTGCGGTCAAATTACAAGTCTCTCACCTTTGAGTTCACCTACAACCTCGACTTCTATTGGATGATCCAGCAAATGATTTTTCAGTTTGCCGAGCCGGAAACTGCGATGCTCCTCATGGGCGATGACGCGCAGCATTTTGACCCCGACAGCGATTACGTATATCAGCCCGTGAGCAGCAATATTGAGATGGAAGCGAACAAAAGCAAGAAGGTTGGGACGTGGCAGCAAATCTTGAATAGCATTATCGGGATGAAGTCGCCCGCCACGCCGCCGATCATCGCCTATATCATCGGAAAGATGTGCGAACTGCAAGGCGCGGAGTACCGGCAGGTCCAGAAAATGCTCGAAGCCCTCGCCAAAGCGCCCGTTGATCAGGGCGGCGAGAAGGGAGCGGATGCGAAGGATGACCCGATGCAGAATCAGTTTGGAGGCGAGATGAGTACGGCGGAAATGGGCGTTAGACCGGGGATGTGATGGAAGGCATAAACGCCGACGCCATGAAACAATACGTGTCGAGCCTTACGAAGCGCCGGGCGAATACGCTCAAGCTCATGGGAAAGGACCATGCTGCGCTGACGGCTTTTTTCGATACAGAAATGGGCCAGGAGCTTTTCGGGTGGCTACAAGGAAAACACGAAGAATTGCTCACCAAGATAGCGAATATCGAGGCCGACGATAAGGCGAAGATCGCCTATGGCCTCGTTCATGAATGGCTTTTGTACTGGTCAGAAAGATATGATCGGTATCTCAAGGCGCTGAAAGGCATCGAAAGGACCGTCGAAGAGGAGAATAGACGCCATGCGATAATTTAACCCATACGGTCCTTGTGTAACCCGAAAGGGAGTTTTGCAAGCCGATAGCCAATCCGAAAGGATGAGGTTATCGGCTTTTTATTTTCAGGAGGCAGTCATGGAAGAACTCGAAAAGACAGTGGATAAGCAGGAAGAGACTGTTCCGCAGGATGACGATATGGTCACGGACGAACAGCTTGAAGCCGCCTATGCCGCTATCTCAGGAAAGGACGAAGTAAAACCGGTCGAAGAGAAGAAGGAAGAGCCTGCCGTCGAAGCGAAGACCGAAGAGCCGCCCGTTGTCAACCCCGAATTTAAGGCGTTTCAGGAGCGTATAGACGCCCTGGTTGCGGAGAATGAGAAGTTGAAGGGTGTGAAGCCTGCCGTCGAAGAGCCCGTTGTCGAGGACGACGAAGAGACGTTTGTCACCAGCAAGAACCTCGACGAAGTGCTCACAAAGCGTGAGCAAGCGAAACAATGGCAGATTACCGAGGCCAACGCGGTTTATCAGCAGTCCTATGAGGCGAGCCTCGCGCAGCTTGTGGCGACGGTCGACAAAGAAGTCTTTCCCGAAATCTTCGAGACGATGCTGTCCAACAACGGGCATAACGAGTTTAACCAGAGGCCCACGGGCAATGCCAGCGCCGACGCGAAGATCAACTTCGCCAACGCGAAAGCGCATGTCTTCATGCAGAAGGCCGGGAAGCCAACCCCGCGTCTTTCCGAAACGAAGACCGACCTGCCCACTGGAATAACCGTGAATAACCGAGATAAGGCGACGGAACAGCCGACTTATCAGTTTGACGAACATGCGCAAGCCCTTCTGAAAAACAGCGGCTTGACCGACGCAGAGATCAAGGAAGCAATGGAGGGCCCGGCGACGTTCATGTTTGGCCGCAAAGGGATGTAGCGATGGGCGACACCAGCAGATACCGGAAATATCTTCGATCCCCCGCCGTGCGCCAGAAAAGACGTATTAAGGTGTGGGGCGTCGATGACGATACCGGAAAATACATCCGCTGCTGGCGTTGCGGGTTCATCGTGGATACGACAAAGAGTCTTGGCAACCCCGACAGGACCGGGATAGTGCTTCTCGACTTCCCCGTTCCCTACACGGATGCACCAGGGATGGAAGGGTACGACAACGCGAGTTATTCGCAGGCCACGCTTGATTTTTTTGGCGGGCTTGGGGTCATAGGAACGGCGGTCGAAGAAGGGGTGACGGATTATTATACGCCCCGGGAATCTATAGCCGCTCAAGGCTGCCCCATGTGCGGCTTGACGAATTTCTGATCGGTAGCACCCCCGGAGACTCACGCAACCGGGGAATTTTGAGACTTGGAGGACACCAATGGAAGTAGTGAGACACCCCATAGACGTTATTTGGGCGCCCGCGGATTACACCGCAGTCACGACCTTTGAAATCGGCCAACTCGTGAGCAGCAAGACCGGCTCGAACACGATAGGGACGGACGGACTAAGCACGATGGTCGCAGCAGCCGGCGCGGTAGACACCACGGGGAAAATAGTTCCCTTTGGCGTTATCGTCGGCACCAACAACTACACTAAGAGCTTCGACGGCGCATCTACCGGCCTTTCTTATAGCTCGGGCCTGGAATATGGAACATCCGTCAATACCGGGGCGTTACAGAAGGCGAGAGATTGGAGGCTCGTTGAAGGCACCTATCCGAAGAACGACCCCCGGCTGTTTTTGAGGGTCGCCCTCATCGGCCCTTCGACGGTCATCAAAGCCCCCATCTTTCAAAGCACCTGGGGAACGGCGCCCACGGTTTACACGGCAAGCGCGGTCAACGCGACGGCCGGCCTGGGGTTCACGACCTCTGCCGCCCTTGCTCAGACCCCTACCGCATATAACCATACGTGGATGTGCCGGTCCGGGGCCAACGCGGGGCTTCAACGGCAAGCCTATGACGCGAGCACGACCGCGCACACTTTTCATGTCTACTGGCCTTTCACCGTCGCCATAGGCGATACATACGCTTTTGCGCCCCTGAAAGAAGTGGGGACGTGTGAGGCGCAGTTCGACAGCAAGGCTATGTTTGTGGACGCAGCGGGCGACTACGCGAGCAGCTACTACGTCATCGACATCTTGAGGCTCGACCTCAGAATCGCCGGGCAGGAAGCGGTGTACTTTAGATTCAACGCTGATCATTTCTGCAACGCAAGAGCATAAGGAGACAAGACAATGCCAGCAATGAGCCCGATACTTTCCGAACAATACATGCGGCTCCTCGACAAGAGGCTCCGCAAGGCATGGGAGCGGCCTTTCTCGGAACTAAACGAGATGGTTCCGCAGATTTACAACGTCATAGGAAGCGATAGCGCTTGGGAGGAATTCTTCGGCATCTCGTCTATTCCCGATGTGCCGGAGTTTACCGGCGTCCTCGATTATTTGGGCGTCTCTCCCGAATGGCTTACTCGCATCGAGCCCAAAGAGTTTGCGGCGGGCATCCAGATGGAAAGGAAGCTTCACGACGACAAGAAGTACAACGTTATGGAATCCTGGGTGGAAGGGCTCGGTGAAGCTCTCGTACGGACTCGCGAGCGGTATGCCGTTGAGACCTTCGTAAACGGGTGGAGCAACGCCTTTACCTTCCAGTATTCGGAAGAGGGCGTAGCGCTTTTCGGCGCGCATACGGAGAAGTCAGGCGCGTCGGCTCAGTACACGTCCGGCTTTACGAACAATGGCACTGCGGCGCTCTCCAAAAGCAACGTTGCGGCCACCTACCTCACCATGAGGCGGTTCCGGGGCAGCATAGGACAGCGTATTGAAATCGATCCCGACACAATTATCGTGCCGGACGCCCTCTATGATACGGCTTGCGAGATCGTCGGCTACGATCCCCGGAGTGGGGCAACGTCCAGCATGGACCCCAACAGTGGAGATCGCAGAATCAACACGCAGTACAAGCGGTTCAAGGTTATTCCTTGGCTTCGCCTGGACGATTACAGCACGAAGTCGTGGTACATGGTCGACTCCCGCCAGATGAAGAAACACCTTTACTGGCTGAACAGGATCGCCCGCGAGTATCACATGACGGTCGACTTTGAGAACTTCATGACCAAGCATTCCGTCTATGCAAGGTTCGGCGCGGGATGGGATAATTGGAGATTCGGCTACGGAAATCAAGTGACGTAGGTAAGAAAATCAGGGGCCGGGAATAGTGAGGAGCGAAACCGGCCCTACAAAAAGGAGACATAAGAATGGGATATTCTCACTTTCCCTACGGCATTACGAGTTTCGGCGCTCCGGTAGGGCTTCCCCCTATCATGGGCGAATATTATCACGTAAACCCCAATCTTGGGAAATCCGATAACAGCGGCAAAATCGATAGCCCTGTCGATAGTCTTGCCACGGCATATAATCTCTGCGGCGACGGCACGGGAGACGGGGTTGTGGTCTGGTCTTACGGCAGCACGACAGCCGCCACGTCTTCGTATCTCACGGCATCGCTCACTTGGGCCAAGAACGGCATCACGGTCTATGGCGTGTGCGCTCCCACGATGATCGGGCAGAGATCTCGCATTACGAACAAAAGCACGTCCACTAATCTGCCTTCGCTAATGAACGTGACAGGAATCAATAATTCCTTCTACAACCTAAATGTCGGTAACTTCGGGACCGATGCCGCCGCGCTTGGCGGGGTAATCGTCACCGGGTATCGGAATTATTTTGAAAACTGTCAGATCGTCGGGGCGGGAAGCGCGACCCCAGCGCAAACGCAAGGGGCAAACTCTCTGTCTCTTGTAGGTTCTCAGGAAACCACTTTTCGTAAATGCGTCATAGGAACCGATACAGTAGACCAGGCTGGCGGCGCGACAATTAATGGCGTCATCAATTTCCAAAGCGGCGTTGAAAGAGTAACCTTCGATCAGTGCACCGTATTGTCGTATTACAGCACGTCAGCCGCCACTTCTGGGGCGATACTCCACGTCGGTGCGGGCGACAGCATTACGAGGCCTGTCTATTTCAACAACTGCCTCTTCGTCAACTACAAGGCCGGGGCGCTCGACTCAAGCCCGCCTGCATATCTTGTGGTAGGCACCGCGCCGAACAACGGCGTCGTGGTCCTTAATTGCTGCGGGTATGTCGGCTTCAACGCTCCTGATACCACGAATAACAGGGTCTATGTTATCGGCGCCGTGGCAACAGGTCTGACCTCAGGCAAGGGCGTCAAAGCAGCGTAAAGAAATTCGGGGGGCTTCGGCCCCCCATGGGAGAAAATTATGTATTGTCATAAGTGTGATGTAGAGATCAACGCTTCGGGAGAATGCCCTACGTGTGGATCGATGTTGAAGTCGGTAAATGAAAAGGCCATAGCAGAAGCGAAAGCCATAGCAGAAGCAAGGGCCAGGGCGGATGCAAAAACTAAAGCCGATTTAGAAGCAAAAGCCAGAGCGGATGCCGCCGTAAAATCAGACGAAGAGGCCAGGGCGGATGCCGCAAAAGCAACAACGGGAATAAAATAAGGAGGAGTTATGCCGCGAACAAAGTTAACGCCCCAAGGAGACGACGAGATACGCTTCTTTTCCGAGACCGATATGAATACGAAAAACCCCGGCACGGTGGGATCATCTTACCCCGCGTGGTATCTCAAGGCGCAGCTTCGTTTTCTCAACACGAACATCGAGAACGAGGAACGAGAACTCAAATCCGACAACATTCCGCCTCAGAATATCCCTATCAAGCGGGCGAAAATAAAGAAGATGAAAGACCGCCTCGAAGCCATTCTTGAGGCGAAAGAGAACCTAAAGCCCAATAGGGACAGGCTCTCTACAATCATCGATGAGCTTTCCGGCAAGCTCTCGGACGTGATGTACCGGCGTTCCGATGAGGCGAAGGGCCTTGTCAACCCGGAAGATATCGTTGAGCACTGGTCGACGCCCTGTATCGAAATCAGCGGTGAATTGGCCAAGGTAGCTTTGACAAATGGCATGAAAGTCAAGAAATCGGGGAGCGGCGGCCTCATCAACGAGATCGACGCCGGGAAACTATGGAAGTTCTCGCGGGCGGCTTTAAATGAAGACACGAACCTCGAAAGGCTTAGGAGGGACTGATGAAAACTCATTTTGGCCCCGAACCCCCCAAATCAAAGACCAAGAAGTCGAAGGTGAAGAAGGCGGAGAAGCCAAAGGTTAAGAAATAATGGACGGCGCATATCTCACGGGCATGTTGATGACGATGCTCAGGGAGAACAGCCTTTCTTCGGCGTTCCCCCTGCGGACGCTCTACGACTATCTTTGGAAGGCTGCCACGCAGTTCGTGAAGAAAACGCGGTGCATGAGCGGCAATCAGGTCATTACGACTGTTGCCGGCCAGGCCGCCTATGACATGAACCCCGACTTCCTTCAATTCAATCTCATGGACAGCTATAACCGCTATTTCGTGCTGTTCTATGACGGAACGAACACGAACAGCATCTATTTCCGGGACTATTCCGCGATAATTTATGGCAACCAGACGCAGGCGGTCCCCTTGCCGTTCAACTTCACGAACAACGACAAGCCCGGCCCCGCGGCGAACATTACGGGCAGCGCGGGCAGCACCGGCCCCGCCCTTACTGACAGCGCTGCGCCTTTTGGAAAGGCTTTCGCCGGGGATATCGTCCACAACACGACCACGGGAGATTACGGCCTCGTCACGGCGGTCACATCCTCCTCGACTCTCGCCACGGCGATTCTTGATGACAGCGGCAATGTGGGCTCGTGGAACATCGGCGATTCTTATGTGATCGTTCCGCAGGGCAGAAAACAGCTTATTCTTGACCCTCCCCCCCTGGCGTCGGGGTGCACCGTCACCATCCCGTCATACATAAAGCGCCCCGCGCCAGTTTACGCGCCGTACGATTCTTACCCCTTCGATTCTCAGTACGCCCTTGCCCTCGTCTATTATGCAGCGTGGCTTGCGAAGTATCAGGACATGGAGCCGCAACTTGGCGACGCCTTCTATAAGTATTGGGACGCTCAGGTGCGGGAAGGTGTGAGGGACCAGCAAAAAGGGATGAACCGGATAGGCTTTCGGGTGAACATGATAAAGCGCGCCTACGATGATAGGAGTTACCGATAGATGGCAGCTCCCAAGACCGCGAAAGACATCAAGGAAGCGCCTTTTGATAACCCGCTCAACGGAAAGCTCATTCATCCCGGCGCGGAAGACCCTATTAAGATAGGAGACTCCGATTTTCAGGCGCTTGTCAATATGCGCTATACCTCTCAGGGTATCCGGGGCATTTCCGGCATGACTAAGATAAACAGCAACACCCTACCCGCAAACAAGATCACGGACGGGCAGCAATTCAACAAGTATTTGCCTATTGCTGCCTTCAGTTATAATATCGCTCATGTGACGGACGGGGTATCTTCGTCTACGCTGGTTGTTTCAGACAATACGTCCTCCCCGCCGAACGCGGACACCTACAGCGCACTCCTTTCCGGCATGAATTATGGTTCCATAGAAATGACCACGGCTCCCGATGGAGCTTTTGCCGCCTGTGACGGAGTCACAAACTGGATATGGGGCGGCGATGAGTTCAGGTGCGCCGCTTTTCTTTGCACAAACGCCGCTCAAACGGGTTATCTGAATTTCACGGCAGAAGTGAATAATTCCCTGGCCGACTCAAATAACGTAGCGACTCTCCAATGGAAGTCGAGCAGCGGTTATACGTCTATTTTCTATGTGGGTTCTGTACGGCCCCTCACTGGCATTAAGTTTTATATTTCCGTTGCTTTCGCTACGGCGTCCACAATGGGAATCAAGTACCAGGGTTTTGATGGAGCATGGCACGCGGTTACGAGTTTGTCTGATGGAACTGCGGTCGGTGGTGTCACCCTGGCGCAGACCGGTTTAAGCTCTTTTGCCAGTACAGAAAGCGTTCATTCCGCCTCAATGGTCAATAACGAATTTCTTTATTGGTATCAAATTACAATATCGTGCGCCGTTTCTCCTTCTCCGGTGGCTATTTTCTCATGCTCGGTGGGCGCGGCTCCCCAATCAATAAAGGACATTTGGGACGGGATAGACCGGTCGATAGCGTCTTTCATAGAGTTAACAGCCGCAGGGACTTCCACCGATTATGCATCAATTGTTATAAACAATGTTCCTCCGGCGAGTGATGCCAGCAGCGGGTATGCGTTCCTCGACTTCAGCAATCAGCCCGCCTCAACGATTATCTATGCGGGCTTTTCTGAAAGAATGTGCGGCATTAAAATAGCGCTGTCTGCTACTGTTACCACGAGTCTTACCCTGGCAGCCTATTATTGGAACGGAACAGACTGGGTGGCAGTTTCCACGTTATCCGATGGTACAAGTGGGTTTTCTTATGCCGGAAATATAACATGGATATCGCCTCCCTTGGCTTCAGAGCACATGACTATGATTACAGGGGAGGGTCCATTCTATTATTACAAAATAGTCTTCAGTGGAACTTTTCCCGGCGTATTAGGGACTCTTAATGTCGTTACAACTGGAGAAACTGGCTATCAAGTGGGAACGGCCATTGCTTTGACAGCCGTCACGAACCCCACTGTAACCGCAACTGGCGTTGTGTTGGACCAAAGCGGAACCAGTATTGTTCTCAACATAACGAGCTATACTGGAAGCGGAACATTTTCGTCTTGGTATATAACTGGCGGCGGGGTAAACCCGAGTAGCACTCTTAACACTTTCGTCGTGGCGGGGCCGCACCTTTATTACGTGGCGGGTATTCCCGTGCAAACGCCTATTCTTCCCCACGTGCTGCCTATTCTCTGGCAAGACCGCCTTTGGCTGATAAATAACCCACAAGGGCAAGTGAACGAAGCGTTATGTTCGTCCGCAAATACAAATTGTGTTTTCAACGGGTCAGATTCACTTACTTTTTACTTTGGCGACAACACGCCCATTCTCGCGGCTGGCGCACTCTACAGCAGATACGGCGGTAGTCTCTACGACGATCTTATTATAGTGAAAGCTTACCAGACCTACCTTGTGGACGGCACGAGCCCGTCGAACTGGGTAATTTACACGATTGCGCCCAACGTGGGCATTACCGCGCCCAAGACCTTCACGATCTGCGACACTGGGTATGAACTTGCACCAGGTCTGACGAAACACATTGCCGCGTGGGTGAGCGCGGGCGGCCCGGTTATGTTCGACGGCAATGGGATAATCCCCATCGAGGCCGACATAAAATGCTTCTGGGACCCTGGCAGCAGCTACTATGTAGCCCCGGCGACAATGGCGCTTGCCTCTGCCTTCTATGACGCTGTTTTCAGAGAATGGCATCTGCTTTTTGACGGCATGGAGTGGGTCTATGACGTGAATAAAAAGAAGTGGTGGCAGGCCGACAGAGGGGAAGGAAAGGCCCTCAACTGCGGGTGGATAACAAAGGACGGCAACGGGTTTAGTTATTGTTATGCGGGAACGTCTGACGGCTCAATAGAATGCTTGGAAAAAGGCACGACGATGGACGGCAATCCTATCGATTATACCATGAGGACCGGCGACACGCCCCTCGCAAAGAACGGCATGGCGGTCGTCGCGGTGCGTCATGTGAAGCTCGTGGCAAAACCGAAACAATCGGCTTCGACTGTCACATTCAACTGGTACGGAGATACAAGTCTCACGGCAATACAGGTTCGCCAACTCGACCAGAGCACGCAATATGGCAAGGCTCGGGTATATTCGCCGGTCATGGCCGACCCTTCAAAGATGGAAGCCGTTTTTCATTCGTTCGAGGCGAAAGCCTCGACTACGGGAGAGACCATAGGCCTTGAGCCTGTCATGATAAGCGGCACCTGGGAATACACCAGGGAAGACGTATACGGGAGGTACTGATATGGCGATGGCGCTTGATCCTTCGCAGTACACGAAATCATGGAAGGATTTTCTTAATCAAAGCTCGGCGACGACGGGTAGACAGCCCACGCCTCAAGAGCTTGCGGCTTACCAAACGGCGGGGCTTGAGGCCGAATACAATCAATCGAATACAGAGGAAGGGCTTGCTATACAGAAGCAATCGGTAAATCAGCAGGGGGCCTATCAGACCGGGGAACTTGCCTACCAGAACCAGGCCCTTGCCACAAATTCGGGGCTTGACCAGCAGAAGATAAACCAGGCAAGCAAGGCGGCGCAGTGGGCGAAAACAGGGGCGATGATACAGTCCGGCATTTCAGCGCCGGCAAGCGCAGTGAGCATTTACGGCAAGGGCAAGGCGGCTGGGCTGTGGGGAGCAGGAGGGACTACCGATTCAGGAACCGGGGCAGGACCTGGCTTTTCCGGCGTATCAAATTGGGGACAAGCCTCGGCAACAACCGGCGAGAGTGCTGGGGCAGGGGACAGTCTTCTTGAAGGGGAAGCCGCCGACACAGCCTTTTACGGAGGTGGCGCGGAAGCAGGTGGGGCGGCGGCGGCAGGAACTGGGCTCCTTGAAGGTGAAGCCGCGGATGCGGCATTTTACGGCGGTTCTGAAATAGCCACCGATGCGGCGATAGGCTCGGCGGGTGGTCCGGTGGGGATGGTGGTCGGCGCAATCGTCGGGGTAGTGGTAGCCGTAGTAAGCGGCGATTCCGTCATCTGTACCGAGCTTCATCGGCAGGGAATTCTTCCCGACGATATTTACCGAGCCGACAGCGCCTATGGAAAGACGCTTTCCGATGAGTGCATGGCCGGATATCATGCCTGGGGCGTCCCACTATCGAGAGCCATGCGTCGATCCAGGGCGCTTACGGGTATCGTCCGGGTACTTTCCTACCCCGTGATAAAAGAAATGGCCCACAGATCCGTTGACGGGATAGGCGGGTCAAGACTCGGCTCTCTTATCCTCGCCTTTGGGGTGCCTTTTTGCGCTTTTGTAGGCGGTACGAGAAAGCAAATGGAGGTAAGCAATGCCTGATTACAGCGGCGGCGCGTGGGGCGGGGCGGCGGCAGGCATCCAGGATGCGACAAAGACTGCTATGGATGCGATAGGCGGCATTGACCAAATTAAGGCCAATCAGGCGGTGCAAGATCAGGCCAAGACGCAGCAGGCGCTTTCTCAATTTCAATTAACCCAGGCGAAGGCCAAGGCCGAAAGAGCAGACAAGCCCATGTATGAAGATGATTTTCAGGGCTTCGCTAAAGATCACCCTGCCACGTATGCGCTTATGCAGCAGGCATCTATGCCGTATATGCAGTCCGACCCTGCCGGAAAAAAGTTTATCCGCACCGAAGACGCGCAGAACGTCATGAAGATGTTCAGCAGCGAGAAGACGCTCGAAACAAAAATGGGCAGCGCCTTCTACCAGGATACGGTGGCTCAGATAGAAAACCTCAAGAAGCAGGCAGCAGAGCTACAGGAGAAGGGCGACGATAAAAGCAAAAAGGCGCTGAAAGGCATCTCTGACAAGATGAAGACCTTGGACGAGCAGCGCGAGCAATTGAGGAAACAGCTTACCCCGAAAGAGGAAAAAGGCGAGGTAGTGCCTTCCGGCGGGGCGTATATCCCTCCAGGGCAGACGCAACCGAGCTACACGAACCCGAAAGAACAAGGGAATCAGACCCAGGAGCAGCTTACCGCAAAGGCATTGAAGGGAGACAAGGAAGCCAAGGCTATCCTTGATGATATGGAGCGCAGGGCGAGAAACAAGATTCAAGTAGGCGTAGACATAAGGGGAGCGGCAAAAGAAAAAGAACAGACGAAAACTGACGCGACGCTGACCCCCGAAGCTCTCTCTCAGGAAGCTCAGAAATACCGGATGACCGGTCAACTTCCCGCAACAGGGATGAGCGGTAAAGGGAAAATAGCCATTATAAACGAGGCGGCGCGTCAGGCAAGCGCAGAAGGGCAAACGGTAGAAGCCCGCGTGCTATCGCAATCAACGATTAAAGCCGCCCAGACTGAACTTACCACCATCCAGAAGCAACGCGGCATAGTCATGTCTTTTGCGAACACCGCAGAGAAAAACTTGAGCCTTGTAGACCAGCTTTCGTCTCAGGTCGGTAGAACAGGCGTTCCGGTAGTCAACAGGTGGCTTCTTGCTGGAAAACGCAGTCTTGCCGGCGATCCAGAAGTGGCGAAGTTTGATGCAGCCGTGAGAACCGCAATCAATGAGTATGCCAAAGTTACATCTTCCGCAACGGGCGGCTCGGTTACCTCCGATTCGGCCCGAAAAGAAGTAGAATCCATGCTCAACAGCGCGCAAACGCCGGAACAGGTAACAGCGGTGACAAAGCTCTTGCGGCAGGAAATGGGCAACAGAAAGGCCGGATACAATAAGCAGATCGAGGAAGTAAAGGGCATGCTAGGCGGGGGAACAAATAGCGCCAAAGACCCGTTGGGATTGCGATAATGCCAGTGTCGGAACTTGAAACTTTCAGGCAGAAATACCCCGACTATGGTGACATGGACGACGCCACTCTTGCGGGCAAACTCGCGGCTAAATATCCCGATGCCTACGGAGATTTACCGGGCAAGGTGAAGCAGCCGGCTACTCTCCCCCCCGACACCCGCACGACTGGTCAGAAGATCGCCGGAGCGGTAGCCGGTGGCGTAGGACGAGCTGCGAATGAAGCTCTTGAAGCGCCGTCCAATGCGATGGATGTGGCGGCGGGGCTTGCGACTGGTACTGTTGCGGCAGCGGCGGGGAAAGTAGCCGGAGCGGTGCGCGGAGCCTATGGCTCTGTAACAGGTGAAGTAGACTCGGGCACTAAAGCACAAAACCTGAAAGACACTATATCTCAGATGTTTACCTATCAGCCTAGAACAGAATCGGGCAAGCGCGCTCTTAAAATGATAGGCGATACTCTCAGTCTTCCTTTTGTCCCGTCTCAGAAATTAGGCTCTTACCTTAGAGTAAAAGGCTACCCCAATGCTGCGTACGTCGCGGAAGAAGCGGCTGAAGACGTAACAATGATGGCGATGCCGGAAATAGCGAAAAGAACGAGCGAAGGGATAGCTTATCGTCCATCTGAAGTCCAAGCAGAATTGAAGATAAGAAATTCTGTAAAACAGGGAGTGCAAAAAGGTATTGCCCCCACGGTAGCTAAGCAGCTTACCAGCGTTCAAACAGAACAATATCTAAGCAGGGCGACAGAGGCCGTAAAAGAGATAGTCTCGAATAAAGACAACCTGAAATTAACGGATTCTAAAGGCAACGTGAAAATAGGACAAGTTCCGAAGACCCTTGATGAGTTTTCGCAGGCGGTAGATCAATCAAAGAGATCGGTCTTTGCTCGTTACGATGCTATGAAAAAAGCGGCGGGAGACAAAGGGGCCACGATAGACTTGTCCCTGGCAGCCAAGGAGCTTCAGGCATTTGCAGACGACCCCGTGATGCAGGATTTTGAATCTGTACTTGTGAAAAAGGCCAAGGCAACGGCAACTTCATTGATAGAAAGGGGCGTTTACACGGTCGATCAGGCGCAAAGAGCAATAGCGCGAGCAAACGAGAGGTTAAAGGCGTTTTATAGGAACCCAACCTTTGAAACAGCATCAGAAGCAACACTAGAGAATATTGTGGCGAATCAGATGAGAAAAACGCTCGATGCCTCTATCGAAGCAGAAGAAGGGCCGGGGTATCAACAATTTAAAAACAAGTATGGCGCTCTGAAAGCCATAGAGGACGACGTAGCCAAGAGAAACGCTGTGGATGCAAGAAAAAGGCCGCTAGGCTTTTTTGATATCAGCAACATAGCGACCGGCGCAGAAGCCGCAAAAGCATTGGTTACATTAAGTCCCGCGAATGCGGCGGCAGCAGGGGCCATGTATGCCGTAAAGAGCTGGATTAAATGGAAGAACAACCCAAACACGCACATAAATGCGATGTTTTCCAACGTGGACCGGGCGATGAAGGACGCGTCCCGATGAAGACGTTAAAACCGGTTTCGCCTCTTTTCTTCATAATGGACAACCACGGCGAAGATTGCTACCAGAAAGATAAGCGCAATAATCATAATCCCTCCTTTCCTTTACTATGCACACCCGCGGGAGGATTGTCAAGATGACAGGCCTCTCTTCCAAGAAAATTCTTATCATCGGCACGGGGGCGGAAGCGGAGTTCGCCGCCCGGCTCTCTCAAGACTTTGGCTCGACGTACTTTCATACCACCTTCAACGATATTGACCCTAAGTACGTGAATTTCTCTTATGGCGAAGGCTTAGGCAAGGTTGAGAAGGTAGCGAAGCCGAAGCAGACAGCCCGCAAGGTCGATATGATCGCCTCGTTCGACGTGGGCTTTGGCGACGAGATTACCGATTACCGGCGGCAGGGCATTCCCTGTTTCGGCTCGGATGCGAAGGCCGACGTAATGGAAGAGTCCCGCGACAAGTTCCGGGAGATACAGAAGGCACTCAAACTCCCCACGCCGGACTATGAAGTTGTTATTGGCATGGAAGCCCTGAAAAAGTATCTCAAGGACCATCCGGGATATATTGTGAAGCACAACGTCTTCCGCGGCGATAGGGAGAGCTACCGGACTTTCGATTACGATACTCACGAGACCCTTCTTGACGAATGGGCGACCAACCTCGGCCCAAAAAAGGAAGAGTATAAATTTATCGTAGAAGCGCCGATCAGCGCCGAACTCGAAACCGGCTTTGATGCCTTCCACGGGGCAGGCGGCTTTCTCTTCCCCTATCTCCGGGGGTATGAATGCAGCCACGCCTATATCGGAAAATGGGAAATGGAACCGCCGGAGCCTATCGCCACGTCAATGCGGAAGCTCGCACCTCTATTGAAGAAGATGGATTATCGCGGCCTCATTTCCGACGAAGAGCGGATCCTGAGCCGGAAGAAATCGATCATCATCGACATGACGATGCGCTCCCCTCTCCCCCTGGGGCTCGTCTATACGGAGGCAGTCAAGAACTTTTCAGAAGTCGTTTGGAAGATCGCCAACGGCGAGAAGGCTGAACTCGACGTGAGAGGCAAATATGTGGCGTGCCTGCCGATGTACTCTCAGGCGGCGATGACGAATTGGGTCCGGCTCGTGATCGACGAGCGCGACAAGCAATGGGTAAAGCTCCATTGCGGATGTCGGTATGGGGACCAGTATTGGGCTCCACGAGGGCAAGACATCGTCCTCGACCTCATCGCCATAGGAAACAGCGTGCCGGAGGTGATCGGGAAGATAAAGACTCTCACGGAACGGATGAAGTACATCGACAAAGAAGTCAACATGACGCCTTTTCAGGAGATTTTGAAAGCGATCAAGGATGGAAACAAGATGGGGTTGATGTTTTGAAGAGGCCTTTGACGGACGTGCATATCAAGATTATCCCGCAGAAAGAGCACCGGGAAAGGTTCTATGTTGGGGACTATTGGGAAGAGGACGAGGGGGCCACGCTTCAGGTTCGGGCTACCGATCTTGGCGACTGGCAGAAGAGTATGGCAATCATTCAGCACGAGCTTCTCGAATATCTGTTATGCCGCAATAGAGGGATTGAAGAGCCTGATATCTTGGCGTTCGACCGGCTGTTTGAAAAAGAGCAAAGGGTGACGCACGGCACGAATGAGGCTGAAGCAGGAGACGATCCGCGAGCGCCTTACCGCCGTGAACATGAGGTATCGAACATCGTGGAAAACATCTACCTGTACGAAATGGGCATCACGCAGAAAGAGTACAACGACGCCATAGACAAGGCATGGGGTGAGAAATGATAAGAGTCGTGTGGGGAACTGCGAGAAACGGAGCCGGGAACATCATCCAGGGCGGGAACGTGACATGCTACATCCACGGGTCCGCGACGCCCTCGACCATCTACACGGACTTGGCTTGCACCTTGCCGACGACGAGCGTCACGAGCGATGCCCTCGACGGTTCTTTTATGTTCTTTGTCAACGATGACGGCACTGTCGTATACGATGTGCAGGTAACAGGAACAGGATTAGTTCCTAAGCTGTATCAATATGTCGTCCCGACGCCAACTAACGGGAATCTCCCTATAAGCGGATGGGCTTCATCCTTCGGGTTTGCGACTTTTCAGGCGGCTCATGCAGCGGCAGTTTTAGAAGGTAGAGGCTTGCTGGTATGCACCAACCTCCCTTTTACGGCAACATCGACCTATAACGCCACTGCCTCCATATGGGTCGTGACGGGAGGTTCAATTACTCAAATGGGGTCATCCATTCTTGCCATCAACGGTCCTTTCCGCTCCGACGGGCAAGCTTTCT